GGTATCGCGAAGCCCCGTTGTTTTTTCGTGAGTCACCTTGGCGCAAATTTTACATTCAAAGATCATGGCCCTTTTCGGACACAGGAAAACGATCGCCGAACTTCAGGAAGACAACCTGAACAACATTCGGGCCCGGCTGAAGGTGGGGAAGACGCTGACGAAGGCGGAACAGGCCGCACTTGAACGCGCGGAGCAACAGGCGGCGACCCCGGTCAAGGCGCGGAAGCTTCAACTGGCGCTGATGCTGAACATCAGTCGCCCGACGCTGGACGCTTACCTGACGATTCCCGGGGCGCCGACGCCGGATGATGAACGGCGTTACGACGTCGAAGCGGTCGCGGCCTGGGTCGCGAAGAATGCCCCGACCGCGGGGGCGGATCAACCGACCCAGAACTGGCGGGCGGAAAAGACCAGGATCGAAGCCGAAAACCTGGCCTTCGACCTGCAGGTCAAGCGGGGCGACTACTTCCGGAAGGCGGACGCGATCCCGGTCCTGGCTGCGCTGGTCGGGGAAGTCCAGGCGTTGCTTCGGGAAAAGTTCGAAGACGAACTTCCGCCCCGCTACGTCGGGAAGACCTGGGTCGAATGTCAGGCGATGAACCGGGAGGCGATTGACCTGATCGTCCGGCGGATCAAGGCGGGCGGGAAACCTCTGACGTCCTGACGTCATGACCCAGGACCAGGAAACCTTCCTGCAGGACATTCGCGACCTGTTCGTCGAACCCGACCGGCGCCCGATCTGGCAATGGGCCGCGGAATACATCGATCTGAAGTCGACCGAAGCCTTCAAGGGCCATTATTCCGTCGAAAACACGCCCTGGACCCGGGCCTTGCTGGACGCCTTCGCGAATCCCTACGTTCGCGAAATCACCTTCATCGCCCCGCCCCAGGAATCCGGGAAGACCTTCGCTTCCCAGATCGCGGTCCTGCATCGGGCCTGCAATCAGCCCGCGAAGATGGCGTTCAACTTCCCGACGAACGTCAAGGCGGACACGTTTTCGGAAACCAAGTGGCAGCAATCGATGAACGCCTGTTCGAAGATCGGGGAACGGTTTTCGGACAACCGGCATCAGAAGAAACGGCGCCGGATCATCTTTCGGGACGGGTCTTACCTGATCATCCAGGGCGCCGAAACCGCCGGGAACCGGCAAAGCGATTCCTTCGAAGTCCAGGTGAACGACGAAGTCGCCCTGTGGGACCGGCCCTGGTTGGCCCAGATGCACAACCGCCTGCGGGCCTACCGCGAAACCCGGAAGATCATCAACATTTCGTTCGGGGGCGTGAAGGGGACCGAAATCGACGAACACTTCCGCGCGGGATCGCAGGCCGAATGGTCCCATCACTGTCCGCAATGCGGGCGCCTGTTCCAGTATGTCTTCGACCTGAAGTCGCCGAAGTGCAACATCCGGTTCGATCTGTCGAAGGCGGTCCTGCACGCCGACGGGTCCCTGGACCTGACCGAATTCGCGAAGACGGTCTTCGTGAACTGCCAGCATCCCCATTGCGGGTTTAAGATGGCCTGGTCGCCCGACCTGCTGGCGCGGTTGAACCAGAACGGCGAATTCGTCCCGATGAACCCGACGGCGCCGCCGGAAATCGTTTCCTTCCATGTCAACAGCTTCGCGATCGGCCGTCGGCCCTGGTCGCAAATCCTGGAACCCTGGGTCCGGATGAACCTGAAGGGGTCGATCTTCGCGACCGAAGTCCTGAAGGAATTCGTTCAGATGGAACTCGCGGAATTCTGGGAAGACCGGCCGATTGTCGTTTCGTCGGCCCTGAAGTTGGGGGATTACGCGCGGGGCGACATCCTGAAACCGGGCGCCTGGAAGGACGAATGGATCCGCCTGATGGCGGTCGATAATCAACGCGGGGCCCACGGCGACATCCCCCATCGCTGGTTTGTCTGCCGCGCCTTCGCCCGGGACGGCCGGACCCGCCTGGTCGATTGCGGCCGCGTGAACGAATGGGAAGACATCCGGACGAAGCAACGCGAACTGGGCGTCCCGGACTGGACCCCGGAACGGCCGGGGCCCTGGGTCGTCGTCGATCGCGCCTACGACCCGACGACGGTCGACGAAGTATGCGCGAAGTTCAAATGGTTCGGGATGTTGGGTCAGCCGACCGACGAATTCCTGCACGGTCCCCGGTCGCCGTATGCCGGTCAGCGAATGCTTTTCACGGAACCGCGGGCGATCGACATCGGCTTCGGGACGCCGGAAGCGGGCCGCGACTTCGCCGTCTACTACCTCTGGTCATCGGAGAAGGTCCAGGATTTGCTGGCGGCGCTGCGGGACAACCCGGAACAGTTCGCCCTTCCGTCCGACCTGATGAATTTCGCCCCCGAGTACGCGGATCATATCAACTCGCACCGGCAGACGATGAAGATGCAGCCGACGGGACAGGAAAAGTTGACCTGGGTGAAGATCGGCGGTTGGCCCGATCACCTTTACGATTGCGAATCGATGCTGGTCGTCCTGGGCCTGATGGCGGGCGTCTTCCGAAGGGAATGACATGATCATTCAACCGCTTCTGTGCGTCAGCTTCCCGCGGTCCGGCGCCTGTTTGCTGGAAGAATCTCGCAGTTTATGACGCGCTGACCGAGATCGCGTCCGACGAAGAGAGCGAGACATTCGCAACGACGCACGCCTGGATTCAACGGATGAGCGGAGTTTCGACGAGGAGCATCCAGCGGATTCTGCCGATTCTGTCCGAACTTGGTCTTGTCGGCATCTCGACGCCAAGGATGCGCGGTCCGTCGACGTACACCTTGCCCCCGTTCGGCCATGATGGCGTAACGTTCGGCCATGGTGACGGAACGTTCCGCCATGGTGCAAAACAGGCTTCGTGGCGGACATCAGAAGAATCTCAGAAGAAAGGTTCTGAAGAATCTCCAGAACAAGCCTCGCAAAGAACTCCTACGATCGCGGTCATTCCCTGAAGACACTGTTGGCCTTCATCTCCGGGAATGCCTTGTAGATCGAGGAGACTAGCTGTGCGAAGCCCAGGTCGCGCACGAATTTGGCAAGCTGCGAGATGTAGCCGGAAACCTCCGGCTTCTGAGCTGCGAGAATCGCTTTGCCTTTCTCTCTGCCTGCCGCCGTAAGCCCGTAGCCGCGGTACTTCGACGCAGGACTCGTGTTGATCACCACCAAGGCCTCGTCGCGCAGCTTGTAAAGTGACTGATAAATCGATTCGTCAAAGGGGCCGTAGTCGTAGGGGCGAAATTTGAAATGCGGACCGCCCGTCATAGACGCGGCCTTTTTGTCCAGCAGGAACATCGTCTTCTGGATTTGTACCGGGGAAAATTCCCCGTCGGCCGAAGCCAGGGTCGCAAGCAATAATTCCTCTCGGGTCATACGACCCAAACTACGCAAACGCTATAGGCAACGCAAGCACAGGTTCCGTCAAAAACCCCCGCCCCTGGCGAACCAGAGACGGGGGCACCTTCGCCCGTGACCGTGAAACGCCCTCCAAGGGTTCGAAATGCTGAGATTGCCTGCGGATTTTGGGCGATCCTTTTCACTGGCTGACCTTCGAGGGCAAATCGGTTCCGCGGTAACGCACGCGGACGTATTTGAGGCCGTTTGTTTGTGGTAATGGTGGAAGCGTTATGACTTCCATCGATCAAATCCCGGTCCGGCCCGAAACCTTCCGGCTGCCGACGAAAGGCGTCGATCCGCACTTCGGTTTCAGTCGTCCTTGGTACTACGCAGCCGAAGCCCGCGGCTGCTTCAAACTAATCAGGATCCGCGACCGGGGCAAGAAAAGGGGCGTCGTTTTGGTCCCCTATGCCGACGTCCTGGCCTTCATCAAGCAACAGTCCCAAACCGGCGCCGTCGCGTGAATCCGGCCGTCCCTGAAATTGGGTTCGAAAACGGCAAGCCCGTGCGCCTTTTTTGGCCGGAGCAATTCCGGCCGCGGGAGCAACTGTCTGCCGGCACCGTCCGCGCGGCTGAAATCAGGATGATTGCGCTCAGGTTTCTTTGCGGGCTGGAACCGCAGTCGATGGCCGACGTCGCTCGGCAACGTGGCGTCTCGAGGAATGCCATCAGTGCGG